TACTAATAGAACTACCGCAGCAGCAGGTTCAATGGAATATAATGGGACAAATCTTTTCTTTACAAGATCAGGAACAACAAGAGAAGGAGTATTGACTCAATCAGCAGTAACAACAGAAGTATTAGTTTCTGATACGTCCGTAACTGTAAACATAAACGGAATAACTTATAAATTATTAGCTAGAGCATAAAATGAAATACGAACTTATAAATACAGGGTATAATCCAGAAATGAATATTAATGAAGATACTTATTCTATTGACATTACTTTAGGATTAAGGTCTACGGATAACTTTATCCCTGATTTTTCAAAAAACATTAAAGTTATAAGTAGTAATTCTCAAACTGGATATGAAGTAGATGTTCAGAGAAAAAAAGCTATTGAAGATTATATGAATCAAATAAACAAATAAACATGAATCAAATTGAATTATTCTTAACCGAAATAACTAAGGCAAATTTAAAAGGTTTAACTTCAAAAGAATACATTGATTTTATTTCTTATAAAAAAATGATAAATGAGTTATACTTAAAACTTCCAGAAAAAGAAACTGATTTAATTGAAGAATACAATAAATGTTTACCAAAAGAGAAACTTTTAGTTCAGGTAATTGAATGTGAAAATGGTAAAAACATTTTTTCTTCTGACTTAACATTTTGGGAAAAATTTAACGCTTTGCGATTAATTCCTCGAAAAAAAATCATAGAAGATGCTGCACGATTTCAGGAAGCTTTTTCTGATTTAAATATTGACTTGCAAGTGCTTCTGGTAGAAGCTATATTAAATAAAAATGTATAAAACATTATTGTTTATATTACTTCCATTAGCTTCTTTCGGTCAAATAGATACTGTTTTTAATAACCATTTATTCATTAAACCCATTTTACTACCAGGCAAACCACTTCGAGAAAGCGGCCAATTTCTTTCGATTGGTTTTGCTTTCGCAGCGGTGGGAGTCTCTAGCATTATTATAAGTGATGCAGCCAAGCAACCAATGATTGAAATTTTTGGGGATGTATTAACTATTTCATCTTTACCATTTGTTTGTATCGGGATTAACAAACTTTTTGAAGCAGGAAGGAGACAGGAATTAATAGAATCTTATTCCTTATACCTTAAACCTTAAACCTAAAATTCTGTCCTTTTTCCCCTTCCTTATAAAATAAACCTTTGCTTAACGAAAAGTAAGTAAAGGATAATGGCCACATTTCAAGTATCCGATGAATCGGTAAATAGTTACGGTTTCCGTGTTTTAACGGCTGGTATTGATACCACGCAGTTTGAGCGCAATCCTGTATTATTATTTAACCATCAAGGAGAATGGGATGATGCCAACTATTGTGGACCGCTGGGACGTTGGGAAAATTTGAAAAAGGATACCAAAGGGGAATTGTTTCCGATGGTAGCCGATGCCATTTTTGACCTAAACGACCCTAAAGCCGTTCTGGTAGCTGGCAAAGTGGATGGTAAATTTATCAATGCTGCATCCATTGGATTACGTCCGATAGAATGGTCAGAAGACCCAGCACTGATGTTGCCAGGGCAAACACGCCCAACAGTTACCAAATGTAAGTTACTAGAGATTTCGGTGGTGGATTTTCCTGCCAATGAAAACGCTTTGGTACTCTTTGATGATGAAGGCAAAAAAGTAAACCTATCCGATCCCAAAGAACTGGACCGCATTACCCTTTCTGCTTTACACAAACCTGAACCTAAAATCGAACCCATGAAACTTAAATTGATTTCTGCATTGGTGGCTTTGAGTGCCTTCTTTGGTGTAACGTTTGAAAAAGACGAAACCGAAAAAGAGTTTGAAGTAACACCCGAAAAGTTAAAATCCTTAAATGATCAATTGACTGAATTAGTCACATTGAAATCTAAGGTAAATGAATTGGAATCTGAAAACCTGACGTTAAAGACGGCCACAGATACCAGTGCTTCAGAGATAACTACGCTAAAAGCGCAGGTTTCTGAAAAAGACACCACCATCGCTGAATTGAATCAGTTGTTAGGCGGTCAACCGACTGCTTTGACTACTGAAGCTACAGCCGAAGGCGGTGCAAATGGTTCTGATGTAGACCCAGAACTAAAGGCTTATTACGATGAAGTAAACCTAAAATACGGTCTTAAATAAATTCAATCCTAAATTTAAAAAGCTAAGACAATGGCACTATCTATTGATAAATTAACCTCATCCTTGGGATCATATTTCAGGGCAAATAACAAAACAGTAAGAGGCTGGATATACCAAGAACCAGAACTGTTCAATTACACAGCTACAGTTCCAAAGGTAAAAGGGGAATTCCCTGTAAATAACACCATTTGGGGACGTGTAGTACAAGGTTTCGCTTCTACGTGGAACGCTTCTGGCGATCTGTCTATCAAGCCCAACATCTTGAAAGCATACGACCAAAAAGTAAACGTAGAAATCAAACCAGATGATTTGGAAGCTAGCTGGTTGGCTGAGTTGAACACGTTAGGTGTTCCTGCCGAACAACGTCCGATTTCTATGATCGCCATGGCCGAATTGCAAAAAGCGGTTTTACGTGACATCAATTACTTGACTGGACGTGGAACTCGTAATGCAGCTGCATTAAGCACATTTGGAAACGCCATGAACGGATTGGAAAAACTAATCGCTGATGGACGTGCAGATCAAGACAATCCGATGTATCAAATCCCCGGTGCTGCTTTGACAGATGACAACATCGTGGATGTTGTGGATTCATTTGACATTCGTATTCCTTCTGAAGTGGCATCTATGGTTACTACCATATTTATTTCTAAAATTTGGTTGTCTAAATACCGTTCTAAATTGCGCAGATTGAACTTATTCAGCATCGGTGCTGGCGAATTCGAAATGACACTTTCAGGCCGTAAATTAGTAGGTTTATCTTGCTTGGATGGTACTGATGTAATGTTCTCTACAGTAGAAGGAAACATGGTGAAATTGGTTGACAATGACAATATGGGAGGTTATGATTTCGTGCAAACGTCTGACTACACCATCAAAGTTGCTTTGCGCTGGTACTTAGGTATAGGTTTCTTGACTAACCAATTGGTGTTTGTTCGTGTGAACTCAACTAGTGGTTCAGGTTTAGTAAGTGGTAATACTGGTTACTTCGCTTAATCACTGATACATGCCTATCAAAGTAACAATCCATGAATCTTTCCCCAAAGGCTTTCACAGAGCCTTGGGGAAAATTTATGCCAGTGCCCAAGGAAAATCATTCGAAGGAGTTGCAGATGTATTGGTCAAGGTAGTAGGTAAAGAAGCCTTTCTGGCTTTGAACTCCGACCTGCATGAATCAAAACTACTGGATAAAACCGTAATGCATTACAACATGGCCGAAGGCATACCCGTGGATGGTAAATTAAAGATAGGTGATGAATTAGAGTTTAAAGGAGTTTTATTCAATCTTAAATAATTAAAATCATGCCAATTACATTAGCAGATATCGGATGGGAAAATGGTAAGAATAACACCCCTGGCATAGTTCAGGAAGTTGCGTTTATTCCATTGGCCGACATATTAACATTGCCTACCGTTACGCAGGCAGACCCGACCTCTACAGGTACATTTACCGACTTGGTTAAAATCACTGGTGACATAGTGTTGAAAACTGGTAAACAGTTATTGAGCATTTACTTGACTGATGAAAGTGGCCAAATGAGTGATGAGCTTCAAGGCGAACTGGATGGTAAATCATTCAAAAATAACTTGGAATTCCTTCACCCTGGTGATGGAGATGAAATCCGAGGCTTTACGGCTTGGGCTAAAAATTCAAATTTGGTATTCATAGTTAAAACCAAAGAAGGTAAAAACTACCTTTTCGGTTCAGCTTGAGTCCAGCCAAGATGGTGACCGCACCAGGCACCACAGGAAAAGCACCAGCCGACAGAAAAGGGAGAACCTTTATGTTCAAATTTGATGCTTCTTATCCTACACCTACATTCACTGGTAAAGTTCAAATCACTGGTAGTGGTTATGATGTATTACCTGATGAGTTTGCAGCATAAGAGTATTGAGTAGTTAGTATTGGGTATTGAGTAAAAGCCTTGGAGAAATCCGAGGCTTTTTTGTTTTATCTCAATACTCACTACCCAAGACTAAAGACTAATTTCATTGTCCTTTTTATGCAATTGCATAGATGCCTCTTTTGTGTAAATATTTTACCCGATGAAAAAATTGAAATTTCTTAAAAACACCCACAGCATTACATTATGGCTTTGCCGTATTGCTTTACTTTTTACCTGCTTTGAATCATTCAGTGCCATCTATTTAAAATCAGATTTTCGGTGGTGGGTGCCTGTGGTCTGTGTGGGCTTGTTTGGGGTTTCTGTTTTGCTCAATGTTTTGATTCAAAAAGTAGTTGAAATCCTAACTGAAGAAAAGAAACTCAAAAACCTACACAAAGCTGCTGGAACGGTAAAGTTCAGTGATCGGGTGAATAGGGCTTATAGACAGAAGGTTTAAGGTTTAAGGTTTAAGGTAAAAGTTTAAAGCTATGATTTCAAACAAAATTAAACCAGGTCCAAAGCCTAAAAACCATCAAGAAATAATTAATAAAAATTTTGATAGACTAATTGAACTAGTAGAAAATGGAAGTAACATAACTATTGCATTAAAAAAACTAGGAATAGATAGAAGGTACTTATCAAACTCTCAAAAATGTTTAGTACAAATAGCTAAAACTAGTAATACTAAATATGGAATGGGAAGTACATTTTTACAAAGTAGAAAATAAAATCTCAATACCCACTACCCACGACTAAAGACTAAAATGTTAACATTTTCAAAACTCGGAACCATAGGCCGCCTTGGAAACCAGCTTTTCCAAATCGCTGCTATGATGGGTATTTCGGAAAAGAATGGAATTGAATGGGGTTTGAAGGATTGGGAATATAAAGACACGTTTCCAAATATCAAACCGTTTTTGAAAGCGGTGCCTACAGAATTCGAAGTGGTGGGTGAACCTCATTTTGATTTTAGGAATTACATTTTAGATCCAAATATTGATTATGATTTACTGGGGTATTTTCAATCTGAAAAGTATTTTGAACACTGCAAAGAAGGTATTAAAAACTTATTTGCGTTTCATCCTTCCTATGCTGAAAAGTTCCCGAAAACAAAGCCGCGAATATCGGTTTCGGTTAGGCGAGGGGATTACGTGGACAATCCAGATTACTTTCAAACAGGAGTAGATTACCAGCTTCAAGCCGTAGAAAAAATAAAAGCGGCCAAAGGTCAGGATTTGGAAGTTTGGGTGTTTACCGATGATTATGACTGGTGCATGCACAAACTCCCATCCGATTGGAAATATCCAAAACATACTTCCATTACAGAACAATTGTTTCTGATTTCGCAGTCCGACCATTTTGTAATTACCAACAGCACATTTTCTTGGTTTGGTAGTTGGTTAGGAGAAAAGGAAGATAGTATGGTGGTGGCACCTATCCGATGGTTTGATGGTGAATTGGCCAAGAAACACAACGAAACTACGATCATTCCAGAACGTTGGATAAAGTTCCAGCCTGTATTACCTGCCGATGAATCTGATCAAAAAAAATAGCGGCATTGGATTTTACTTTTTTGATTTATTTCCAATATGATCACCAACATCGAGTGGAAAATTTGGAATTGGTTTTGGCTGATATCAATAATCATTATGATACCAGTATTATCATTTTAGAAACAGGACCAGAATTTAAGTTGAAACATAAAGGATTAACTCTAAACAATACTAATGTAAGTCTTCGATACGAAAGAACCACTGCAGACCAACCCATGCACCGCACCCATTGGATCAATGAAATGGCACGCATGGCAAAAACCAAATATTTATTTATTTATGATACCGATGTTTTTTTCCCACGGAAACAAATCATCGAAACTAAACACATCCTACAGGCTGGTCATGTAGATATGGCTTATCCTTATTCAGGTGTTTTTATTCGATTGGACAGAGGCCGATATTATCCACAGTTACAAGCCCAACCCGATTCAAATATCCTTGCAGGGATAGCCCCAGCCAGTAACGAAGTAGGGGTGGAATCTTTCGGAGGTGCTTATGCGATGTCTAAGGAAACGTTTTGGAGATACGGAGGGGAAAATGAACATTTTATTTCCTTTGGTCCTGAAGACTATGAACGGGCTGAACGTGCCAAAAAATTAGGATTACGCATAGGCAGGGCCAATGGTCCATTGTACCATTTGAATCATTGGGTAGGAACTGATTCGACCACCGAAAATCCATATTACAAACGAAATATGGATGAGTATTCAAGAGTTCATAAATGCAGCATCGAAACGCTTAAAGCCTACGTGCAAAGTTTCCCGTGGAAAACACCCACCGAGAAAAAGCCATATAAACCAGTGACTGGATTTGCACAAATGGGGTTTGATAAAATATATTGTGTAAACCTAGACAAACGCCCAGACCGTTGGGAGTGGGCAAAGCAGGAACTCCCAAAATTAAACTTACCTATTGAAAGGTTTTCGGCTGTGGATGGTTCAGAGTTACCTGGACATCCTGAAGGCTTTACGCCTGGTATGACAGGTTGTTATTTAAGCCATTTCAAAATATTTCGTGAAGCCGTAGAAAAAGGTTGGGATTCGTTTCTAGTCTTTGAAGATGATGTGTGCATCCCAGAACCTACCAATAAATACATGGCCAAGGCATTGCCCAAATTGCCAGAGAATTGGGATTTTGTTTTTTTGGGATATACAGAACATGAAGATGTCAAAGATTTCGGACCAGCTTTCGAAGTAAACGAATACTGGGTAAAACCAAGAAGCCCGTGGGGAACTCAGGCATATATGGTAAGAAACAAAGAAACGATTGCAGCTATTTACCGACTTTTAATCATCCTCAAATTACAAATAGATCAGCAATTTGTCCACGAAGTTTTCCCTGTCCTAAAATTAAACTGGTACGGATTAAAACCATGCGGCCTTTTCAATCAAAATTATGGGATAGGGGGGAATGTGCAGCCGTGGAATAATGTGGGGTTGAAGGATGTAAAGCATGAGGATAAAGGTATAAGGTTAGAGGAAAAAGAAATTGAAACCATTGCACCTTCCAACATTAACACCTTAACACCTGAACACATTAACACTTCCTCAGAGTGGAAGAGGCCCTATAAACTTGCTGCTCACCACCATGAACAGAATACGGCTTTAATCGAAAAGCATAAGACCAAAATCATGGCAGGGATGGTGCTGCCTAAAAAGGTACTTTCTGAAATCGCAGCCAACGAAAAGGAAGCCTTGCGATTAATCGAAAAAGAAGTGCGACCTATTTGGAAAGCCGAAAAAGGAATCAAGCCCAAACCCGAATATGATCCGATGGCTGATATTCCTACCGACATCATCGGGCTACTAAAAGCAAAAACGAACCTAAGAACCAATATTTCCAAAGCCAAGTCAGGGAAACATGCCATCAAGTGGAGAATGACCTTGGAAGAAATGGAAATGAAGATGGTGGAAATTGAGAAAAGAATTAAAGAGTTTAAGAATGTGTGAAAGTGTTAACGTGTTAATGTGTTAAAGTTATGACTGAAGTAAAAGTATTTATAAACGGAGTTGAAAGGGAAGGGACTCAATGGGTAAGTGGTCATTGGGGTGATGTTTATATTACTGCCGTTGGTGAAACATTTGAAGATGTGATAAATGGCGAAGTCAGTATAAAAAATGGGGATTCATTTATTTATTCTATCCTATTAAAAAACAGGGATGAAATGGTTGAAAATGAGGAAAGAACTTTGTTTTTTTTACAATTATGGAAGAAACATAAATTACATGCTCATTCATGGCATTCATGCCATGATAGAAAAACAAAAGAATATTATTTAACCGTATGCCTTTCTTATCGTAACCCTAACACTTTAACACCCTCACACATTAACACATTAGAAATATGATAGATCCTATTGATGTTTACAAAGAGGTGGAATGGTTTTTAAGATTTAAAAACGCCCCAGACGATGCCCGATTGGAGATAGAAGAACGGAAACTGGAAAGATTGGAAAGGCTGATCCATGCCGATAAAATGATTCGTGATTATTCCTACTCCCACAAAAAAGGAAGGCAAACCCATAAGGATAAATTTGATCTTGATAATCGGTTAGTCATCAATGATTTCATGGTGGCTTTTTATGCATTAGGGAAAGATGCCATTTATAATCGTGAATCAAATAAACGGTGGGCATTGCAGAAAATAGAAACCGCCATTTGTAGGGCCATTGAAATGGATGATTTGAAAGGGCTTTCTGATTTGCTGAAAAGGTATTATGAATTTGCGGATTTGGATAAAAACATCATTGATACACCCGATTTTTCCAAAATGGAATTAAAAGAAATTCGTGTGGCCTTGCATCCAAAGGTGATCGAAATGAAACAAAAGCCCGATGTGCTGGAAGCGAGTATAAAAGAACTATTGATGCCTAAAAAGAAAATACTGGCCGATGATGCACAAATAGTGAACGATGGTAAACTATAATTTCCCACAGTATCTTTTTACCCTCATTCGCTGCAAAACGAATGTAGTCCTTTGGGGACGTGCCACTGGCAAAAGTACGGGACCGATGGCGAGTAATATCATTTCTAATATTACCGCCATGCCTAGAAGTTTGGGTTTTTGGGCTGCACCTACGTATGAAAAGATGCTTACCCAAATGATCCCAAACATTCGAAAGGGATTAGGAATGTATGGGATGATAGAGGATGTACATTATAGCATTGGGAAATTTCTTCCAAAGGGATGGGATAGACCAAAACCGTTTACCTACCCTGACAAACCAAACAACTTTATTCACTTTTTTAATGGTTCAGGTATTTCCTTAGTTTCCTTAGATCGGACTTCTACGATGGGGAATGGATTGGACACGGACTGGGGAATGGTGGATGAAGCGAAACTTTGCGAAAAGGACAAACTGGATGAGGTGTTTTTAACTATGAGAGGAAACAAACATTATTTCGAAGGAAAGTCAGAACATTATGGCCTTTTGATTGCATCGGATAAGCCGAGATCAGGTAAGGGGAAATGGTTGCTGGATTTTAAAAGCCAGATGAACCCGAAAATAATAGATAATATTTTGGATTGCAGTTTGCACTTGGCAGATATGATGGAGAGAGTGGAAAATGTAAAGCATCCAAACAGTGTTAAAAGGCTAATGATACAAATTCGAAAATTTGAAAGGTACCGAAACGAATTACGCAAAAAATCAGTCTATGTGAGTGAAGCCTCTACATTGGATAATATTTGTAATATAGGTATTGATCCTATCATGGCTTTTAAAATGTTGCTCACCGATGATGATTTTAAAAGGTCCGTATTGAATCAGGATATTTTTGCGGCTAAAAATGGGTTTTATGAATTGTTGGATGAAGAAATGCATGGGTATGATAGCCCGAACTATTCTTTTGTCGATGGACAAAGTTTGTCCAATCCAGACCAGCGCGATTGCAGGTGGGATAGCGACTTAAACCAAACCCAACCGCTTCACATCGGGTGCGATTACAACAACAAAATAAACTGGGCCGTAATAGGTCAAATGAAAGGAACCAGCCCTGTCCAATTGGCTAGTTTTTACGTAAAGAAACCTTTGTTTTTGCGTGACCTTGCGGCCAAGGTAGCGGCCTATTACCGTTTCAAATCAAACAAAACGTATTATTACCACTTTGACCAAACAGCCGACAAAGTGGATGCTGTGGGGAATGTGCCATTTTCCGATGTCTTTATTTCCGAAATGACAAAACACGGATGGAAATGTATTCCCGTTAGATTTTCACAGCCTGGTTTCAAAACCCGTTACAAATTATGGCAGGAAATACTCACAGGAGATAATGAAAGAAACATTGTATTTTCCTACAACCGAACCAATAATAAAGACTGGTACATCTCCATGAAAGCTGCCGAAGTCAAGGAAGGTAAAACGGGCTTTGAAAAGGATAAGAAATCAGAAACCGATGGAGTAACTCCCCCAGAACTTGCTACCCACGCCTCAGAAGCCACCGACACGCTGATCTATGGAATGATGAAGAAGTTCTTTAATAAATACAGCGATGAAAGTTTGGATGTGGGAGTGAGGTGAGAATGTATTAAAGTTTTATTTATATTTGTATGCAATTGTAAAAAGGTATGGTATTTTTGTTTTAGCCGTTTAAAGAAACAACCTATCCTCTGAAATATGAACGGATCGCGTGGTGGCCGGAGAAAGCGCCATTTAGGGAGAGATCGCCCTAACAGATAGGTTTAGCCTCACAGAAATGTGGGGCTTTTTTTATTTTTAAATCTCACTACTCAATACCCAATACTCACTACTAAACTTCTGTCCTTTTTTAACTACCCCATCCATCCCAATTTCGGGGCATGGAAAATGCAATCCTACGTCCTGAAATGATCCAGCACATGAACAGCGGAATGCCGTTTTCGTTTATCGCGGTTCATTTCGACAAAAAGAGCAGTGAAGCTAAGGTGGTTTATTATCCTTCAGCTAAACTGAAAGCCCGACTTTCCCCAAAAAAATCAGCCCTTGACCCATTGAAGTTCCCGAATCATGAAGAGCATGAAACGAGAAACATCGTTTTACCCAATGGCGAAATCAAGAAAATTCGCACCCGTTCAATCCATTACTTTAATGAAAAGCCTATAGTATGGTAACTGATGAAATAATATTCGCAGATGGCCATCGACTGGCTTTAATCCCTTCCAAGGGTGTTTTGTTAAAAGAAGAAATGCAGCCCAGCACACCCGTTTCAAGTGATCTAATCAATGGATTTTTGGAAGGGATTGCTTTCTGGGGATCGAATAATATTTTACCCGATGAAATTACGGACGATGTAAAGAAAACACCCGTTTTAGCCAGTGCCTTGGATTGGATTTCTAGGATGTGGATTTCGGGTGGTTTAGTGTATGGAAGTTTGCAAATCCAAGAAGATGGAACAGACAAACTAATCCGTAAAAACGAAAAGAAAGTCAATGATTTTTTACGCAAAAATCAGATTTCAACCGAGTTTCTGCCCATCGCTGCCAAGCATGGATTGACTTATTGGAAGTTGTTTTATGAAATGGTTACTTCACAGGACCGCAAGGAAATTATCGGGTTGAAATGCCATAAGTCACCACATGGACGAGTTCATCTACAAAACAAAGAAACGGGAAGGATTGAGAAATGCAGGGTTTCAGCTAACTGGGGACTGTTTGGAGGAAGCCAGGGAACATCCTTTTTAGATATTCCCATTGCGCAAAAAGGGTACAACCCTGTTCAAATGCTTAAACTTCGTAACGATGGAAGGCGATACGGTTACATTGTCGATTTCCCTGGTTACGATGAAACGTATTATCCTACGGCCCCTTGGCACTCCAACCGCGAAAGTAAGTGGATAACTTTAGCACAAAACATTCCAGCTTTCAAAGAAGCATTGATGAGGAATAAAATGGTAATCAATTATATCATTTCTATTCACCCGATGTTTTGGAGTAAGTATTATGAAGATTGGGACAATCTGGAAGTGGCTGATAAAAAAAGCCGAAAAGAAACCTTTTACAAGAAAATAGAGGAATGTTTGAACGGATCCAGTAACTCAGGAAAGAACATTTTTTCCACCCATGTACTGGATGATATTGCTGGAAAGTTTGTAGATTGCATAACCGTTACGCCCATCAAAAACGAAACCTTATCAGGTGAATACTTAGAAGATAGCCAAGAAGCTAGCGCGATGATTTTATATTCATTGGGCTTTGATGGAACGTTAATCGGTCAAGTTCCTTCAAAATCATTTGGAAGTGGAAGTGGATCAGATAAGCGCGAAGCATGGAATCTGGCCATTACCAACGCAAAACCATATCAGGATAAGATTTTAGAAATATTCCATTTCATCGCTGAGTATAATGGCTGGGTAGATGAAAATGGAGAACCATACACCTTTTGGTTTAAAAATTACTACGTGCAGACGTTGGATCAAATCAGTGTTCAAAACAGACAAACCCAAGCAGGAACAGGATCATGAGTTTATTTCAAACGACAGCCGACTTAAAAGATTATGTGGGAGTTTCGAACGGAACCACCCTAAAATCTATTTCATTGAATGAAACAACGGCTTTCAATGCCTTTTTGAAACCGTATTATTCCAGTCAATTCTGGACCGTTACATTAGCCGCAGCAGCCAATCCAACGCCCAGCGCAAAAATGGTGGAAATATTGCCATTGGTAAAGGCTTGCATGGGTAAGTTTATGATGCTGCTTTGGATTCCTGAAGGAGCTGTGAACATTGATGATAATGGAATCACCGTTTTTGGAAACGAAAAATTAAGACCTGCATCTGATACCAAAATAGAAGATTTAAAGCAAAAATATAGTTCAGAAGGTTATGCAGCTTTAGAGGCATTACTTGAATACTTGGAAGCCAACAAAGCCGAAAATGATTTTACGACTTGGTTGGCCAATGCTTACACCACTTACCACGACTACTTTATTGTCGATGCGAAATCATTCAAAAACTTTGCACCTATTTCTGGACGTAGAACTTATTTGGCTTTAGCAAATGTGATGCGAAAAGTGGAGACTTTCCATTTACGTCCTATCATACAAAAAGCGGTTTTTGATGCCTTAAAAACCAAGGCTAAGGCTGGGACGTTGGCTGGTAAATATTTGGCTTTGGTAAACTTATGCCTTCCATACATCGCAAATTTAACATTAAGCCAAGGGTTCAAACAATTGGCTTTGATAGAAGATAGTTATGGAATCACTGTAATTGAAAGCAGTAGCACATTAATTACCCAATCCAGAAAACCAGCCACACCGGAACGGATCGAAGAACTATCCAACCAATTCGAAGCCGATGCAAATTTGTATAAGGCTGAAATCTTGCAATACTTATTTGATAATGCTGCAGACCTGACCGAGTTTGTAAAACCGACTCAGGTTTATGTGGACCCTATTGAAAATACGAGTACTTCACCTAATTTCTATTTGTAACAATGATTTCCAAAATCGAAAAATTTATATCTGACCATCAAAACGCTATCAATGATGTAATTGAAGGGAGTGTTTATGGGGGGATTGGTTCTGTATTTCTCCAAAGCATGGACAAAGAAATCGTGCATTTACTGTGGGTGATGGTATCTGCCATCCTTGGTGCTATAGTGGTTTATTTTACTAAAAAATGGTTGAGGAAATTGTTTCCAGATAATAATTAAGAAGATGACAAAGGAACAATTGAAACAAATTTGGAACTGGGATGATAATAAAGCGGCTGCATTGGAAGTGGCTTTGAATGATACGTTTGAAAAGTTTGAAATCAATACCCCTTTGCGCCAATGCCATTTCTTAGCACAGGTAATGCATGAAAGTGGATGTTTTAAATATGATCGTGAATTGTGGGGACCTACGGAAACCCAAAAGCGATATGAAGGAAGAAAGGATTTAGGGAATGTTTACCCTGGTGATGGGTTTAAATTTCGTGGACGTGGATGGATTCAATTAACTGGACGTGCCAACTATGAGAGTTTCGGGAAAGCCATCCAAATGGATATGGGGCAAAATCCCGACATGGTTGCCCGTATGCCTTGGGTAGCTTTGGCGGCTGGATGGTTTTGGGATACAAGAAATCTGAATGCTTTAGCTGATATAGATGATGTGGTAACTATCACCAAGCGCATCAATGGAGGAAAGAATGGTTTAGATGATCGTAAAAAGTGGCTATTAAAATGTAAACAAGTATTTAAATTATAAGAAGATGTCAAACTTAAATCCAGTTAAAAACCCGATCACTTCCATACCAGGTTACTTGCTTTTCTTTGCAGGTTTTGTGCTTTGGATATTGCCGTATTTCGTGGTATTAAAAGAACAAATGGAATGGTACCAGTGGGCTGCTCCGATGTGCATAGGTTTTCTTCTTATTGTGGCACCCGATAAAGTAGTAGATATTTTATTGGGGTTGTTTAAAAGAAAGACTGATTCACTATGAGATATGTATTTCTCTTATTGGTGTTTTGTTTGGGGTGTACACCCTTCCAACGTTTGCAACAATTGAAGAAGGATGCGCCAGAACTATTTGAAACCAAACGTGATACTGTATTTAATACGGTAACCATCCAAGGTAGTAGTTTGCAAGGGAAAGGAGACGTTCAAACGAGTACCGTATTTGTTTCCAATACAATGAGTATAAGATATTTTACTAATAATAATAGTTATACCATTGATGGAACATGTTTTCCACAGTTGGTTACCGTTACGAGTTATGTTATTAGTGAAGGAATAAATCAAAAGGAATATCTAAAACAGGAAATCGCTGATGTTTGGAATCGAATCAAATGGTATTTGTATGGTTTTCTTATTGCTGTAGGTGTTATGTTTATTTTAAGTATTGTTTTAAGACTAATGGCTAAAGTATGAGAACGGTATTTATAAATAAAAACAAACTGATCGTATTTTCTGAACTAAAGGAAGTTACGAAAGAATGTTGGGATGATATTGCCAATATTATTTCCACTAAAAATGAATACTTGGCTACTGGTATAGTTATGTGTTTGCTAAAACATAGCCCCAGTTTCCAAAATAATAAATGGAAGTGGACATGGCTTTCCTTTTGGTGGAATTTGAAGACCATTAAAGGAACGGATTGCAGTGTAATGACTTGGATATATAAGGAGCTGTCACCATTGTCGGCTGAATTGTTGGTGGATATAGAGGTGTTTTATTTTGAGTATTTAAAAATGTTTTATCCTGGTGCCCACCTATGTGACTCCGAAAATTTAACCTTCCTACAATTCAGAACGGCTGACCGTTTAATATATGAGGCTAAATATGTAGAAGCTGCCAAGGTTTTATGCAATTTGGATAATGAGGATGAATTGCCTGAGATTATATTTCAATTGGCCTTACAAGTCTATAAAAAACAAATAGAAAGGATTGCACCAGCCTTTCCCCACTTCTTTTCCAAGTCCGACAAAACGGAAACGGGAAAGGCTTATGCGAGTGACTGGGCCGCCATGATCCACGGAATGACCAACGACCCATTGAAGTACGATGAGTTTGATAACCTGAACTGGTTGAATGCCATCTACGGAATCAATAAGAAGATAGAAGAATCAAAGAAAGTTAAACTGTAGTTATATGGTACTGGAACAGACGTTGGCCGATTACTTTGAGAATATCGCTATTAAGAATAAACTCATCCTACACACGGACCAAACCCCACGCTTTGCCGTTGGTGCCGATGCTGCCAATAATCTGATGAAAGATGTATTAAACATCAAAGAGTTTTGTTTAGTGTTTGAATTGTTGGAAGGTTCAATCATAAACAATGGAGCTGATACAGATAACGAGGAAGTCCCGTTTGCTTTATATATAGTTAAGAAATTGCGTGAGTCCGATTACGAACAACGCACAGCCGTATATGATGGAGCAAAGACCATTATCCGACAAATAGTTAGTTGGATATATAAAGACATCAACAAGAGAGTGGTGGCTTATGATCACCCCATAAGTTCATTCAAGAAACAATCCAAGAACTATATCAAGATCGAAGGGGAAATGTCTGGGGTATATGGTTACCGCCTGGACTGTTATGTAAATCCACCCATCGATCTAACCTTCAACGCTGCTGAATGGAATAGTTAATGGCAAACTTTGAAACCCTTCAATCACTAGCAGAGCCAGTAAAGGCTTGGGCATCCAGCCTTCAGTCCAAACTTTCCCGACCCACCAAAGTATCGGTGAAGATAAAAAACGAAGTACCAGACCGAATCCAAATTCGTTTCAAACGTTATCTAGTATTCGTGGAGAAAGGCGCCAGCCGTGGACACGGAGGCGAGAAAGGCGGAACATGGATCAACGCAAAAGGTGAACGCAAAAAAACAAATCCAGAAAGCCTTGGTAAAATGGACAACGGATTAAGGCAAGCCCAGCCTTGGTTCAATCCTGTTATTAAATCAGAGTACCCGACACTTGTTGAGTCCATCAACAAAGTGGCAGCCGACACATCCGTTCGTGAAGTATCGGCATGGCTTATAAAGTAGCCACCACCCCAACCCTGTATCATATATCACTCATTTTTATCAATGCAATTTCCACTTCGCGATAGGTTGTGTGCAA